CTGAACTTAAAAAGGGTGGTACAATGATGAAGAAAAAAGGAATGGCACGAGGTGGCATGAAGAAAAAAGGTATGGCTCGTGGGGGCATGAAGAAAAAAGGTTATGCAATGGGTGGACTCAAGAAACCTGCAGCTAATCAAACTGGACTAAAGAAGTTGCCTACCTCTGTACGTAACAAAATGGGTTATGCCAAGAATGGTGGCATGATGAAAAAGAAGGGCATGGCTAAAGGTGGAATGAAAAAGAAGGGCTATGCTGCAGGTGGTATGACAGTAAGATACAAAGTAGGTGGTATGGCTAAAGGAAAAATGTACGGAAGTGTTGACAACCGAAAGAAGAAGTAGTATAATACTGCCACTATGGCATATCTTCAAAGTAACATTCCGTATTTTAAAGCTTGGGTAAGACGAGAGTATACCTGTAACTTTGCTCAGTATCATGGCGAGTTCTTACACTGCATGGTTATTGCAGTAACATCAATGCCAAACAGATCACTAAGTTTTCAAGTAATTTTTACTGGCTGTGAATCTGACGATACTGACGAGCCAAATGTACACGGTGGTGCGATGTGGGCGAGAATGCCCATTACAGCCCTAGTAGGAGACACTCCTGTAGAACAGTGGGCTGAAGAGATGCCACCGTACATTGCTCAACCTTGGGATTGTATGTCCCATGACCACAGTGTATACGTGCTTAACAGAGCTACACCTGCACCTTGGATAGCAAAAGTTGATGGTGAGTTCTACCCTGCTAAATATTATTTCACTGTAGACTATACTAATAGTGAAATAGCTGACGATCCTGCACAGCATAAACAGTCACACGTATTAGAACTGATGGATGCAGGTAGATATACAGGAAATATCGTGGCATTACCTAATAATAGAGTCAGAGTGACCCACCCTGCATGGTTCGAGACAGGAGAAGGACCACCAGACTTTAGACCTTCCCAAAGAATCTTTCATTCAAAGCAAGAAACTGAGTATGTCTGGGATACCCAAAGGGTATTTAATAATTTATATGAGGATAACTATGGTAGCAAAAGCAAAGGCAACAATAAAAAAGGTAGCAGGAAAGCTAAAAAAGGCTAGTAAAGCCCACGCAGGGCAAGCAAAAGCTTTATCAGCTATCAAATTAAGCAAAGGTGGTAGCACTGTAAACCAAGCAGGTAACTATACCAAGCCCGGAATGCGAAAAAGAATGTTTCAATCAATAAAAGCAGGGTCAAAAGGGGGTAATCCGGGACAGTGGTCAGCTAGAAAAGCACAATTACTCGCACAACGCTACAAAAAAGCAGGTGGGGGCTATAAGTAATGGCTGACCCTAAGGTTGGCACAGGCAAAAAGCCTAAAGGAAGTGGACGAAGACTCTACACAGATGAAAATCCTAGAGATACAGTAAGTATAAAATACGCAACGGTACAAGATGCAAAAGAAACTATTGCAAAAGTTAAAAGAATTAACAAACCCTATGCGAGGAAGATCCAAATCCTCACCGTTCTTGAACAACGAGCTAGGTTTGCAGGAAAAGCTGAACAAGCTGCCCTTGCAAGGAAGGCGAAAGAGCAGTTAAGGAAGGCACATGGTCGCAAAACTGGAGACAATAAGACGCAAAGTAAAGCAAGGAAAAAAACTAGGGTTCAGCGAAAGAGCAAGAGCAGTAAATAAGGGTATAATACCCAGTAAGGCAAGGAAAAATGGCACTCGCAAAAAGTCAACGTAGTTTAAAATCATGGACAAAGCAAAAATGGAGAACGAAAAGTGGTAAGCCCAGTAAGAAAACTGGAGAACGCTATCTTCCAACAGCTGCAATCAAGGCTCTATCACCCCAAGAGTACGCAGCGACAACTAGAGCTAAAAGAAAAGGCACAGCGTCAGGCAAACAATTCGTTAAACAACCTAAAAACATCGCTAAAAAAACGAGAAGTTATCGAAAAGTTACATAATATAGGATATTTTGAAAATGATAGTTAAGGCATGGTTCATCGTAGCAGTAATGTCTGGTGTATATACAGACGGAACAAAAGATGTATTTATATTTAACAACCCATCAGACCACGGACACTTTCATAGTTCAGTCATGTGTCAGAGGTTTATAGGGGATCATCCGTTCAAACTTGCAAGAGCTTTGATTAAAGAGTATGGCAACAGACCACCAGAGCAGATTATGTGTGTGCCTGAAGAAACAGTAAAATTATTTATGCAAGAAGGTGGCAAACGAGGAGAACCAACCTAATGTTGTACGAACCTACCTGTGAAGTATGTGGCAGTCACATAGAGGATGATAAGTGTGAGGTATGTGAGCATACTGGTGACAACGGTGACTGGGTAGAGGAAGTTATAAAGGAAAAAGATGACTCCAGAGACTCTTGACAAATGGCGAATACTACCAAGACTTATGATGCTAGTCATGACAGGAGTTTACATTCGTTGTATAGAATGGGCTTTGAGTCAGCCAGAGTTGACCACACAGCAAGCAGGATTGATATCCGTGATTACTGGAGCGATGACAGGCAGTTTCGCCATATGGATGGGAGCAGAGAAATCAGAACCCAAAAGAATGGAGAGAGAAGAACGATGAGAAAGTATTTTAAAAGATTGTGGTGTGCATTGTGGAATAAGAAGTGCCACGATAAATGTGACTGCGTATAATGCTAGGTACAATACTAAGTTCTGTATCTAGTCTAGCGTCTTCTTACATAGAGGGTAAGACAGCCATACAAAAAGCTGAAGCTACCATTCGTATGAAAGAAGCAACAGGTGAGATAGATTGGGACTTAGCTGCTATGAGGGCATCACAGTCCTCGTGGAAAGACGAATGGCTTACACTTTTGTTTAGCATTCCTCTAGTACTGAGCTTCTGTGGTGAATGGGGTAGGGCAATAGTAGCAGATGGGTTTACTGCACTTGCAGGTATGCCGCAGTGGTATCAGATAGCGTTAGGAGCTATTGTAAGTGCAAGCTTTGCCACACGATCTGCAGGTAAATTTTTTAACAGGATGAAAAAGAAATGACATTTAAACTATCAAGTAGAAGTTTAGGCAAACTAGAAGGAGTAAATCCTTTATTAGTGGATACAGTAAAAAGAGCTATTGAAGTGAGTTCTGTGGACTTTGGAGTGATCTATGGAGTTCGTTCCTTGGCAGAGCAAAAAAAGTTGTACAAGGCAGGACGATCACAGACAATGAAATCTAAACACCTTTTACAGCAAGACGGTACATCACATGCTGTCGATTTAATGGCGTATGATGGTAGTGACCCAAGTTGGGACATCGTGATGTATGATGATATAGCAGACGCAATGAAAGAAGCAGCACTTGAAACTGGTGCAAAAATTTGTTGGGGAGCTGCATGGCATATAGATGATATAGCCAAATGGGATGGCACTATGGAACAAGCCATGAACGCTTATGTAGATTTACGTAGAAGTTCTGGACGTAGACCATTTATTGATGGTCCTCACTTTCAACTAAGCTAATGTCACTACCTGAACGAGTCAAAACTAAAATGAAAGAAGCAGGACTGAGAGCAGTCAACAAAGCTCAAAGATTACCTGCTAGTGATACATCGGGCAAATCACATCATGTTATGGCTAGTGAGGGTGGTAAATACAAGTATATAAAGTTTGGACAAAAAGGTGTAAAGACTAATCAAACAGTAGGACAACGAAAAGCATTTAAAAGTAGACACGCTAAGAATATAGCAAAAGGTAAATTGTCTGCAGCATACTGGGCAGATAAAGTTAAATGGAGTCCAAGCAAAACTAAATCGCCTTCTAAGAAATGGAAAAAGGGTTCATAAAATGGCACGACAATTAACAGAAAAACAACAGAAACTGTTAGATGTATTGTTTGATCAAGCAGGTGGTGATATAGGATCAGCCATCAAACTTGCAGGGTACGCTGAAGGAGTTAGTCCTACCCAAGTAATCTCTGGTTTGAAAGAAGAGATATTAGAAGCAACACAAACATATATGGCACGTAATGCTCCAAAGGCTGCAGTTGCCATAGTAAGTGGTGTTGATGATCCTGTACAGCTAGGCATAAGAGATAGAATGTCAGCAGCTAAAGAGCTACTAGATAGAACAGGTTTAATTAAAACTGAAAAGGTTCAAGTAGAAGCATCAAATGGGGTTATGCTTATGCCCCCAAAAAACAAGGAAAGGGACTAAACAATGGTAGTGAAATCTTTATTAAAAGCATCATTAAAAAGCAAACTAAGTAAAAAGAAGAAAGGATCTCAAAAAGGTAAGACTATTTTACAAGATGAGACACAAGCTAGATCTGACGCATCTAGAGGTATATCAGATAGATCGGCAAGAGATCAGACTGCTTTATATAACGCTCAAGCAAAAGTTAGGGAACTAGCTGCAGACGAGGGTGTTAGAGTTGCAACATTTAGAAAAAATAATCCTAATAACTCTGCTGTTAAAACTATATACAGAATCAAACCAGATATTAAAGCTAAAGATGGAGGAAGAGGAAGCTCTGCTGTAAGAAAGGACGCTAGACCTGAACCTAAAAAAGTTACAGCTAAACCAACAACAACACCAAGCAAAGGTTCTACCGTAAGAAAAAGTCAAAAACAACAATTAAAAGATAGGTTAGCTGCTGTTAAAAAAACTGAATCTTTTAAAAAGGCTGAAAAGAAAAAGCAGATCATACCTAGTGATAAACTAGATAATCTTACTGAAAAACAATTTATGAGAATGCTAGGTGATCCTGCTAAAGAAGCAAAACTAGGTAAAGCTAGAATAGAAAAATACTTTGAAAAGTTTGGATTCTATGATGATCTTGCTAGAGATTTAAGAAGTGAAGGTGTTCCAATAACTGTATCTGAGGTTAAAGCAAAACCTTTTACTGCTACGAAAAAAATGTACAAGAGAAGATTTTCTAGAAGAAGATCTAGATGAGAAACAGATCGTTAGGTAAGTGGAAGCTACCACAACCTATAGACGTAAAAGACGATACCGAATGGCTTTCAATTCCTAGGATTGCTAGACACATTCCATTCGGTTACAAGATAGATCCTGACGATAATAAGTTACTGTTGCCAATAAAAGAAGAATTAGATCTACTGGAAAAAGCAAAGCAACTTACAAAACAATATTCTTATAGAGAAGTTGCAAACTGGCTAACTAAAAATACAGGAAGACATATATCTCATATAGGTCTAATGAAAAGAATAAAGAATGAGCAAAACCGTAAGCACCAAGGTTCAGTCATACGCTACTGGGCAGACTATGCAGAAAAGGCGATCAAAAAAGCCGAAGAGATCGAAAGCAGTAGAACAGGAGCAAAAGAGCAGAGCGAAAGTTCATCAGCCTAGTATAGTAGATACACCTATAGAAGAAACTCGTAATGTCGTATTTAAACCAAATGAAGGACCACAAACAGAGTTTCTCGCAGCAAGTGAAAGAGAAGTTCTGTATGGTGGATCAGCAGGGGGTGGCAAATCTTACGCAATGTTGGCTGATCCCCTGCGTTACATGGGACATCCTGAGTTTAGTGGATTACTACTGCGTCACACCACAGAAGAGTTAAGAGAACTTATATTTAAAAGTCAAGAACTCTATCCAAAGATTTGGAAAGGTATAAAGTGGTCAGAGAGAAAGATG